CCATCGATATCGATACCGTTCATGTTTTTGATGTCTTGCTCCAGTTCAACCGACCAACGAGTAGCCAATCTACGTGTTCCAGCAACAACAGCGGATTTGTCGAACTTAAGCTCGATTTGAGGGATTTTGCCCGTCAATTCGTAATTGGTCAGAAGTTCAGCAATACCACGGTCTTGATCAGCAAACGTCCAGTGTTCGGTATTACCCGAAAGGAAGTTTGAAGATGTGCCAGTAAAGCGTGTATCCAGAAGTTGATAACCAAGTTCAGAGTTGGGAAGGGTTGTGGAACCATCGTAAGCAGCTTTTAATTGAGCGCCAAACGAGGAACCAGTACCACCAGCAGAGGTTTTACCGTCGATACCACCATCGCTCAGAGTATCACCTTGGTAGGCGTAACGAAGAGCAAAAGCAAGACCAACAGGTCCACCCATCGGCTGAACACCAACAATTTCATTGGAAATCAGTTCAGGGAAAGTGCGTCGAATCATAGGAATCAGAATCTTGGGCAGACGAGCATCACCGCTAGCATAGCTATCGCTATTAGCGATACCATTACCAACGGGTTGCAACGATGCACCAAACACGCCACCAGAAGAGGCAGTGTTAGACTCTTGAAAGCACCACTGTTCTTGGTTCTCCAGAAGCATAGCGGTAGTCTTATAAACGTGTTCGTTTTGGATAGCAGGAATCGAGTTCGAGCTATAGTCCAAAACTTTACGCCATTTATTGACTGCGTATTGCATTTTTGAAGTGTTTATATCAGATTGTGGGATATTCATATATATTTGACTTTCTATTCACATTGTTCAGGATTTCTCCTCATAGTGCGGGTGAAAAATTTACTTTCTAAACGTCATCGATTCGAGAGCGTCTAAATAAGGATTGTTTTCCTCTACTAATGTATTTACCTTTTCGGTGATAACTTTTTGAGTTTTCACGAAATCAGGCTTGTGTTTACGGTTTTGTAGAGCTTGTTCTTTGATAATTTCCAGTTGTTTCTTCTCTTGATTTTCGAAAAGACGCACGGTGTAATCAAAGTTTTCTTTGATAAATTTAAGGGATTTATCGGAAAGTGCTTTTTGAATGAAGTTTTTCTTCGACTCGGGGAACTTAGAAGTTTTGGCTTCAAGGAAAAGTTTAACTTGTGCATTGTTCTTCTCTTCGGTAAGCAAATTCAGATTGCTTTTAAGTTCAGCATTTTCTTTACGAAGTTCATCAATTTCATTTTTACCTTCGATGATTGCGCCCGACAACGATTTGTCCATGAGTGCGTAATCAATCGAGAATACTTTACGAAGATTTTCCAGAACTTTGAAAGCGGTTTTATTCTTAACAGCAATTTCCATGTCTTTTTTCGGAAAAGACTCTTCTAAGAATGCGTCAAGATATTCGCTAATTGATTCGGTGAGTTGTTTTTTGAACTTAGTAAGATCACCTTGTTGTTCTCTTTCATACTTTTTAACAACTTTAACAAGTTTAGCAGTCTTGTCTCTATCGAAAGCTTCCATGAGTTTTTTCATTTTCACAGTGCGGTCGTTATCAAGCGTGACCATGAGAGTTTTCAATTTTTCAGCATAAACTTCATCCTGTTCTAAAAGTGCTGATTCTACTGCTAGATCAATTTTACTTTCTAACGACTCTTGGATGGCTTTGACCGACTCATCGCTCAGACCCAAATTTTTTTGAATTTCTTCAGAGAAAAGATTCTGTTTGTTTTTCTTCATAATATTATTTATAGATTTTATGATATTTTTTTCGATTTAGAACAATGGTTTTTCAATTTCTTTTGAAATTAATTGTTGAAGTTTATTATCGATAATATTCGAGAGATGTTTTTGAGCATCCGCATGGTTTTCACCCAAAATACATTCAACGAATTTAAAAATTTCTGAGGATTCTGTCAACTTGGCATCATCCATTTCGCCATTTTTCTTACGTGCATAAGAACCTTTGCCTTTTTTTGGTTTTTCAACTTTGGTTGCAGGTGCAAATTTTTTGCGCTCTTTTACTTTAGGAGCCTTGATAGTCACCTTACCATTTTTTTTAAGATCTCTGAATTTTTTACTCATAATATTATTTATCTTATTAAATCGAATTTATAAAATTGATGATTTGTTGACGCAAGAAATGATCCATATCTTTTCTTGGAAGTTTGCTAATACCTTTTTCAAAATTCTCATATACTTCTTCAAAAGAACCATCATGCTCAACGACAAAAGTTTTAGATTCTAAAATGCCATTCACAAATGCTTTTGGATAAGAGGGATCTGCCACTGCATCGATGGCTACCAAATGCATATTTTGCACAAGATTATAATCTCTATTTTCGGATAATTGACCAAGTGCTCTTGTTGACATACCAACTTTAACACCGTCATTAATAAGAGATCTTAAAATTTGTCCAGTGGGCGTGGATAAAACACGAGCTTTACCAACAAAATAATCTTCCACTTCAGTCAATTCTGTTACCAAATGACAAGCTCTTTCGAGATTAACATCAGCACTAGCAGGGTGATTCAGTTCTCCCATGGCTCTGCCAGGAATAACCATTTCATTGATATATCGTTGAACTTCATTTCTGGTATCATCCAGTTTATACATCCGTTTATTTTTGTTCACAATATTGCAACCGATGAATGGTCCTTTAACGTAAAGATTAGATGTGCTATTTCTATTCGACTCTTCGCGAATAATTTCAAAGTTATCAAAAACGTCAGGTTTCTCTGCTATCAGCTTTAATTTTAACATATTATTATTTAAGGTTACGCATGAAAAAATTCACTAATTTAATTCTTTTTCGGTTATTATAATAAAATCCATACCGCTTTTTTTCGCAAATTCTTTAGCATATTTCCATTTATCACAGTTATTACGCCATGTTACTTGCTCATATAGAAGATTTGATTTCTTTTTACCACGTGTAGCCTTGGGTTCTTGCGTTTGTTTATATGGTTTTACTTCTATCAAATATTTTTTTATGTTGGAACCTTCTTTTATTTTAACATAAGCATCTATAAAATATTTTCGATTTTTATTTTGAACGGTATCGAAATAAGGAATAGCGATTTCTTCACTATTCCATTCCAAAACATTTGGGTTGTTATCAGCCCACCTAAACAATTTTAGTTCTAAACCAGAACGATAAATTATATTATCCAATTTACCCACATATTTTTGTGGAAATTTTGGATTATAATATCCCTGATAAAATTTTTTGTTTCTTTTAGATAGTCCCAAATTACCCATTTTATATTAGTTTCGATCTTAATAACTAATTAAGGTTCGGTCATATCAGGCATTGGTGGTACAATGATATCAGGTGCTGGTGGTGCTATAATAGGCTGAGTAATAACTACTACACCGTTCTGAATTGTAAACTCTCTCAATGCACCAGTTGTACAAACAGGAGAAGCGCCATATCTTTGTAGAATAGAGTTAGTCGTGTTTGCATAGAACTCGTGGTCCTGAAACAGTGTTGTTAAATTACCTGAGTCTAGAAGTGCTTGTAAGAATGCTTGTAGTTCGTCATCTGATTTAGCCCAAAAGTCTTTGTGAGCGCGATTCAGGCATTCTGCAAATGAGATCAGAGAACGAAGACATGTATCACCATGAGCTTCTACTGCTGCTAGTTGTCGTTGTGTTTGCGTTGTTAGGTTCATAGATTAATCTAGTAATGTTGCTTCCATATATGCGCCCTTTTGTAGTGTTACTGCTGCGGCTGTCCCGCCGACAGATATTGTCAAAGCCCCGCTCGTGCTTGGTTTTATAACGCCATCGAGAAAACATATCTGAGTTGCTGTTCCTGTCGAATTGAATAATGCCTGACCAGCGAATGGCGTTGATGTGCCAACGAAATTTTGTGTTTCGAATCCAGCACGACGATAGAGCATCGAGCTGTTTGCTGCTGATAAATTGAATGTTCCATTCACGGTTGCGCTGTGAGTTGAACCAGCAACTCCAGTGATTTGAAACATCATTTCAAGCTTATAGGTCTTACCACCTACAAAATTCAAACTAAAAGATGAAACAGTTGTAAATGCCGTGGTCGTGTAATCTGTAGATAGAAAAGCTCTTTGAAATCCTAACTCGCTTAAAATCGGTCTGCTTGAGATCGTCGGCGTTCCTGTGAAGTTCGGGCTTGTATTGAAAACAAGACTGCCTGATCCAGTTTCATCAGTCACTGCTGCTGCTAGGTTAGCAGGTGTTGGTGAAGCTAGAAATGTTGCAACATTAGCCGCTGGATTATAGTTGCTAGCAATTACGGTACCAGATGAACTTAAACTTGGTATTACAACTTGTTTTGTAAACGTGATATTATCACCAGCATTCAAGTTATTAAGTGCTGCGTTTGCTGCTAGTGAGTTGTTTGTGATTCTTGTTACTGGCATAATGCTATTGAATATATTTGTTTATCTTTGTATTTCTTGCCGAATTGCTGCCCAATCTAAATAAGCAACGGCTGACCCAGGATTTAATTTTGTTGCTACTGTTACAAATGGTTGCGCACACACAGCTGCACTAGCAACAGATGGATGGGTAACTGTAGTGTCTACTAAAGTTGTCCATGTAGAGCTGTTCCATGGCGCGGATGCAAAGTATACTTCACATTGTGTTAATGATAATGGTTTATAAAATAATCTATATCTAGTGCCAGCTACGAAAGTTCCAGTGCTGATAGAAAGTCCAGAGGCTACAGTTAAAGTGTTAACTCCAGCACCTCCTATATTTGTAGCTTCTAATTGCAGTACGCCTGTATCAGCGATTAAAGCTATTGCATAACTAGAGCCTCCACCTGCATATGATTGTCTATATTCGCAAGATGTTGCACTTAAACAAAAGCAAGTTTGAAAACTCATATTAAATCGACTAGCCGTTTGACCATTTGCACCAGCAGATGGACCTAGATAGATATTGGCAGTATTACCCAATGTAGTACCAGTTGTTAATGAAATAGCTCCCCAATAATTTGCAACTGTTGGACCACCAGCAGTATAATAAGCTACAGTTCCGCTATTACTAATCCACCTATGTGTACCAAATCGAGAATCAATAGTGGTAGGAAAATCATCAAAAATTTCTGCATAAGGTATTACTTCATTCTTATAAACAAATCGGTTACTGAGTTTATTGAGGAAATTTTCTCTCGAACTTAAACCAAAACTGAAAGAAGTAGCATTAATCGATAATGCATTAGTAAGAGTAGAATTGGATAGTGTAGAATTGGATAGTGTTGAACTTGTTAATACACCGCTATTAATCGTAGGTGTTGTTATTGTTAAGTTGGGAGCTAACTTAGCACTTGTTACACTACCATCGCTAGGAATCAACTGCCCAACTTGTAATGTATTTGTAGGCGCTATTACTACTGCCTTCGCTCCATTTGCTAATGGGTCAGTAAATGTAATAATTCCATTGTTTACTGTATAGTCAACACTTGGCTCTTGAAGAGCACCATCGATAGCCACAATGAGTGCTGATGGGTTGGTTAAATTGTCAGCACCTGAAAGTGTGAATGATGAAAGCGTACCATTACCAGTAAGAGTTGTTCTCGTAGGATTAACCACAGTGGCTACTCTATTACCATTTGAATAGATATCACCAGCAGACAAGTTTCCAGCACTGACCGCTCCATTAATAGTTACGTTACCAGTGACAGTACCACCAGATAGAGGAAGATACTCACCACCTCCACCACTCGGAATAGATATACCTAGATATTGGCTTGCGCTAATCGCACCTACAATGGTAAGATTACCATTCATGGTTCCACCATCTTGGTATTGGGTAGCATTTGTTCCACCACCACTAGCATATACTGCAACGTATCTTCTTAAATCCGTTTTATAATTTTCAAACTTATCATGGATTTTTTTATTCCATTCCTTTTCAATAGTATCCCAGTCTTTTACGATCTTTTCACTATTTTTAGATTCAATTATATATTCAACAGGCTTTTCATTTTTAAGTTGTCGAATTTCTGATAGTAAATTGTCTCTGCTTTCTTGGAATAAATTTTGGAAATATGAACGTGTCTCATCGGTAATATCCAGCGTTTCTTCTTTGATGTGTTGTATTTTATCATCGAAATAACCGATTACTTCTTGTTCAGTTTCAGCGATTTTCTTTTCTAAATTCTCATTTATTTCGATAATTTTCTTATCGATATTACCAACTCTGGATAATGCTTTTTGGACACCTTTGTTGATAGTGTTGTTTAATTCTATATTAGAATCTCTGATAGTATCGATCTCTCTATTGACTTGCTCAAGTAAAGATGCATCGGCTTTTCTATCTAATTTTTTATTTAAATTTTTATCAATTGACGATACTTTATTGGCAACATCTGACGCGATATTGTTGAGAGTTTCGTCCAACTTACGATTTACATTTTTCTCGTAAAGTTCTTTTACCAATCTCTTAATCGTGGTATCGAATAATTTAGAAGAATTATTGAAATCATTTTTTAATGATTCGCTCAAAGAATTAGCAATGTCTTGAATTTTTAGATCAATACCGCTACGAATTTCATCAAATCTATCATCATTTTCAAAGATGATTTCTTTTTTGATCTTATTAGAAACTCTAATAAATTCTTCGACTAAACTTTCGCGAGATTCATTTAATACTTTTTGAAGTGCTTTTTGCTTTCTAGCACTTTCATTTTTAATATCTTGAATCTTTTTTAATTTATTTTGCTCTAAAATTTCTAAAGACTTTTTAGTAGCGTCTTTTTTAATTTTATTGATCTCTTCGAGAATTTGTTGTTTTTTATTATCTATAACAACATCATCAATTGATGATTCTTCGATTATAGCAATTATTTCATCTTCTTCAACACTTTCTTCAATATTGTTTATGATAGCGGAAGGATCGGAACTAGGATTGAAATATATCTCTTGTTTTCCTTTTACAAGAACGAAAGAATGTTCGGCTGAAACCCCATCATTTTCAACAATAACGGAAACAATCGGGTTTCCATTATCTTCGGAAACCTTCTCTGCTACATATTTTCTACCGTTTATCTCGACCTCATAAACACCGAAGAAAATTTCATCAAAATTTTCAACTTGTAAGATGTTGAGAGGGGAGTTAGACGAGGTATAATTGACCTCTTCGCTAAACAATCTCATCTTTAGTATTTAGTAATATATTATAAATGTCAATATGTTTTTTACATTACCAACATGAGAGGAGGATCATAGTCTCCGAAACCACCATCCATCAACATATCTTCTAATGTTTTTTTCTCTCCAATACCTTCAGATAATATTGTATCGCCATTCAAAGAGCCACCACCTGGTAAAGATACTCCTGTAATTTTGGTAAGAATACGTCCCCACATTACTTTGGAAAGTGCAGTTGCGTATTCCAATACCCATTTTTCCTTGATCAAATCCCTCAATGGTTTTTCAACATAACATGTCAGAAGACCATAGAATTGAGTATTTCTTGGTTGTGGTATCAATCGTAGATATTGTGTTCTGGGATCAAAATAAATATCCCTACGAGTGGCAAACATTTTTTCTCTCGTATCAATCCAGTCCTTAACAGTATGCCACGATAGAATGTCAAATCCGTAATTACCTAAAGAATAAGCATGGAAAGATTGTTGAGCCATCGTTTGTTCCACAGAGAACAATGTGTTAACACCAGTTGTCGATCCCTCTTCAAATGTGATAACGTCAACTACTTTACGATAATCCATAACATCGTAGTCAAACATATTATTAAATGTCGTAACATCTTCTTGTGGTTCACATTGCACAGTGAATGGTTTTTGATATGATTCTTTAAAGTAGACCCTCAACGATGGATTGAAATTGATTAATAGATCATAAGTCGTTTTGTCTATGATTTCCATGGTAGATATACCTTCAGATGGGACAATCGAGCTCAAAGAAGACGAAGCACTAAAATAAGAATTAGGTATCGTCGATAGGGAAATATATAATGACTCTGGTCTAGTGATTTCAAAATCAGGTTGAGGTCCTTGACGTTTATTTTGTAATTTTTCAGATGGTGTATATCCAGAATTTGCAACAGTGAACAATGTATCCAATCGAATACCTTCATTTTTGTTATAGATTCTACTATCAAAAATTAAATATTCTTTCGAATAACCAGCATATTTCGTATACATATCAAGAGCCATTGATATGGCTTCGTGTAACTGATCATAATGTAACTCTACATTAATCATCGGATGTCCCAACATTCTAAGGATTCTTTCGCCCAATCTTTGATAACATTCTATCTTAGAATTAAGATTGGTTGACATGAAAGCTGAAATCGGCTCTATTTGGCATAAACTCATACCATTATTTAGTGAAAATATCAAAATGGATAAATAATAATATGTCTTTTGATTCCAATAATGGTTCAGTTTATTATCAATTATCTTGTGGTGTTCCAACAGTTTCTGGATGGAGTGCCAATAATAACAACGGAACAAAATATTTATATCTGTCAGCCAACGACTTTATTCTTTGGGGTCAAAGCACTATCTTCACTCACCCAACCTCGAATAATATCAACAATTATTATTTTGTAGTGTGTCAAAAATCAACCGATACTAACTGGTCTCCTTTGTCTAACAACAACACGAAATTTTATTACAATTCTGCATATAACTGCATTACATTCTGCGCTTAAATTTTATAAATAATAATATGAGTTTTTGGAAATTTATAACAGAAAATATGGAAGCAGTTGCAGGTATTTTCGGAGTCATGACAAGTGTTGCAGTATTTCTGGTCAAAAGTAAAAAATATATTATTGAAAAATATAAAAAACACAAAGAATATTCTAAATCCAAATATTTAATTCCTGAAACTTTACAAGAAATAAAACAATGTGTCATCAATTTGGATGATCGTGTTAAAAGAGTTGAATATGAAATTTCTCCGAATGGTGGGGGTTCTATGAAAGACACCATGAATATTGTAAAGGCTGAAATCGAATCGATGTTCTGGTTAAATCCAAAACCATCCTTTCGCACAACATCTAAAGGAATAAATATCCAAGTAAATGAATCATATTGTCATTTATGTTCTACTTCTTCTGAAGAATTGTTAAAACAAAATTGGAAAAATTTCGTAGAAGATGAAGAACAATTGGACGATTTTATGAGACGATGGCAATATTCATCAAACACCATGTCTCAATATTCTGGTAAATTAAAATTTAAAAATTCCAGAGATGAAAGTTTGGGCGAATGGATTATAAAAATTAGACCATTAGGACCAATAGAAGGTGGTAAAGATTATCTATGGCACGGTTCGATATTACCGTCAGATAACACCGCCAAAGAATACGCTAAGAGCTACCATATTCCGTATCATTAATTACTCAGGAGCGGTTTCGCCAGCAGGTTCTTCAGGTGTTTCAGCAGGTTCTTCTCCAGCACCAGGTTCGCTACCAAGCGTAGCACCAGCACCACTAAAATCAGGAGGCATGCCGCCACCACCACCGCCACCTAATTCGCCCATACCGCCACCCATACCGCCACCAGCTTCTCCACCAGCTTCAGAAGATTGGGCAAGCATTTCTTTCCATTTCGGTCCACTAGATTTGATTTGTTCAATTTCGAACATAAATTCAGCCTCGTTTCGCAAGAAGTGACGATTTGCCAGAATGTCAGAATCTTTCCAATCGAGATATTTTTTCATAGCAAATGTAGTGGATACCAACTCATTATTTGAGATATTGTTGAACGTATCTATTTTGAGATTGAGTTTTTGACTCTCCCTCATATCATAAAAATTTGTTGGAACATTAAATTCAATTCTAAAATTATCGTCAAACAAATCATATTCGTCGAACATTTCTTTGAATTTTAAATGAGTGATGAATGCTCTTTTGATACCTTGCGCAAATCTTTGCTGTTGGCGAATAATCATTTTTGCAAATTTTAATTCTTCACGAAGCATTTCAGTTCCATCGCTATATCCAGTCTCATTATTCAAACGAGAAGTTGGGGTTTTCAAAGAACGGTAAAGCTTTTTGATAAACCAATCCAAAACATCAAGGTTTCCATCTGATGGTTGTCCACCAAAAGTTTCGACCGTTGTTCCATCTTGTCCCTGTCTTTTAGCGAACCAAAACGAATCCAAAGTGGATTGTGGCGCATATTTTTTAACAATATCTCCTTGGTCAATATCAAAAGTTTTAGTAGACCAATATTGCGATTGCAGCTTGCGTAGGTATGCTTCTGCTTGTGGGACTGGAAGCTTGCCGACATCCACGTTAAATAAGAAACGCAAAGGGGCATGTACCATTCTGTGAATAACCACAGAATCTTCGATCATTGATAATTGTCTATATGCTCGTCGGCAATTCTCAACGAATGGAATTATGAAATCTTTTGTCTCGTTATATTGACCACTGTTGATATAAAGAATCTGATTTTTCTCAAAAGGAATATATTCATATTTTTCAACTTTTCTATTATCAACAGATGAGAATATTGGTTTTTTATAAATGAAAGCCTTGACCAACATGGTTTGTATGTTGTCATACACTGGATCAAATTGATCGGCAGGTAGATTTTTAATCGCTACCACTCCTTGTTTGATATAATCATCTTTCAGAATTAATTCGAAAAATAATTCACCTTCAACTAAAAATTGGCGAAAATAATGCCATCCATTATCATCTAATTCCAACATCGATACAAATTTCGAGAACTCTTTTTGTAAATCCTCTTTCTTTTCGGAATCCAATTCCGTATTTTTAAACTTGAGAGTTACGATTTCACTGTTTTCATCAACATTGATAGTTTCATCACAGATTTCATCTAACGCATCAGAAACTTCAGAAAACGCCGCGATCATTCTGTAATCTCTCAGACGACCAGGTTTTTCTTCTGATGCTTGAGAATACATCAAATCGGTAAAAGTCTTGTCCTGATAGATCGCAGAAAATGCAGTATTGTTCCAATCATTATTGAGTGCTACCGAATTTCTTGCAATAGCTTCGGGTTTTCGCATCCCGATTTTCTGGAAATATTTATATTTCGAGTTTTTAGTTTCATCTAAATTTTGTTCAGTATAACCACCACGATTTTTGAGATAAGTTTGAACGTTTCTATCAAATGTAGATCCCCGCCCATCACTTCCGACGAATGATCTATTTTGAGATTGTGTAGATGAACTATCTGCTCCAGCCATATTTATTATTTAAGGACAATTACTAATATTTCAATAAGAACTTACCCATGCAACTTCATTCGCAGTGATAAATACGGCATTACCATTAAAACCACTAAGATAATCCGCGCTGAGAGATATTGACGCTATATTATTATCTATAGTAGTGATCACATTATCAGGTAGTTTGTAGGCAGATATGGTTGGAGATTTTGCAGTATCAATTTTAACATAAGTTAATTTTGGTATCGATGTGTTAGCACTTAGATACCATGTATTATTATAATTAAGATTTTTACCATAGAATGCATAAAACTTATCATTCAAATCTGATACTACCAATGAACCTTCATGAGGATTGCCATTTATAAAATAATTTGTAAGTTGCGGGTAAGCACCGACTGAAAGAGATTCTGTTTGAACACCAATTGAACTGATGGCATCAAATAGATTGTAATCACAAAATCTATCACTTACTGGAAGTGCGTGGAAATCTGCATTTATTCTATAAATTGAAGCTTGTTTTGGATTATTGTCACTTTTAAATAACCAACCTTTGATAGTAAAACTAGTTTCAGCAGAAATTCTCCATTTCGTATCGGGTGATAAATCTTTTGGATTATTATAACTTACATTACCAGACCATTGAATTTCAGAACGGATTTCGTCTAAAAATGGTAAGCCAAATTTTTCTGGAAATTTCCAAGATACTATAATATACGGATTACAATTAACTACAAAATTTTGAATAATTTGATCCAGATCTTCTTTGAAGTAACAAATTATATTGACCGATAATTCCAAATTAACTGGTATAGGGGTTGGTATTTTCGCCAACCCGTTACTAGCGTCTAATTGTTTCCTATATAAAAATTGATCTTTATTCTGTATACGATTCGAATCCCTACTAAGACTTGTTTGTTCTATAGTAACAACAGGAAGTGTTAGGCTTTTAGCTCTATCACTCAAGTCGTGAAGCACTCTATGTTTCGGACCGTGGACATATCTCACTTCTATTTTTTCTTTATCGACCTTAGTTCTCGCATCATATCGATATACGAAAACATCATCGAAAGCTGATACGAAAAGATTAAGGAGTTGAGAATTTTCAAAAAAGTATGAGTAATCGTTCACATAACTATTTAGTCGTATGTCAATCAGAAGAATCCGATTTTACGCTCTTCGAATGAGTTAGCAACACTAGTCACTTTTTGATGATTGAATAATTCAGCCAATGTCATTTCGGTATCAACTTCAATATCCAGATTGCAATGATCTGCCAATCGTTGACATTCCGAAACAGTGAGTTTATCGAATTTATATTCCATGAATAATCTTCCTTTACGAAGGAGTGCTGGATCAATTTTCGTTAATTCGCAATTGAATGTGCAAATAACTTTCATTTTCATTGAGTCTTTCAAAAATCCATCGGTAATACCAAGTATGTTCTGTGTGCCAGAATTTCTATCTACGGATAAGATTTCTTCAGCATCTTCAATCAATAACACACTACCTTGATTGTCCAACATGAATGAAATAAAAGATGGCTGCGAGATCACAGAGACCATAGAGGGTGGAATATAGATAACATCATATTTACATTTCGTAATCAAATTTTTAATAAAATTGGATTTTCCAGTGCCTGGTAAACCGTGTAATAGTAGTAGATTTTCAGTATCATCTGATGTAACAAAGTTCAACATTTTATCATATGGAAACTTATCACCATAATACAAATCGTATCTATCATCTAGAATTGGAATATCGTTGAATGATGTTTTTAATTTAGTCAACCCTTGGCTATTTTGCGAAATCATATAAAACTCTTTTTGAGTAGAATATTCAAATATAATATCCAAATTCAAAAATTCATTCAAGAAATTTAAAATTTTCTCTTTATTTTCCAATAATGGAGTGAAGACAATAAGTATACCTTCTGAATCACGAGGAGTATCAAATTCAAAGGGTATAATAAGATTATCAGGGACAGGAGAAGGATTGATAGATATTGATATCAACATTGAAAAATCATCATTAAAATAATGTCCGAGTTCATATTCATGAATGTTATATTGTCGGACAGTATTAAACGCATGCTTTTTAAGAAACTCATGCAATCTGTGGATATATTTTTCAGATATCGAATAATTTTTTATATGTATCGATGTCGATGATAAATTACCATACTTTTGTTCAAATAAGGATGGATATTCCGATTGAATAGTAAAGGGTTTTACATCATCGACCCAATAAATGTTGTCGAGACATTTTAGTATTTCTTGTATATTATTAATCATATTTTTAATTGAATCGTTCGATAAAGAATTTAGGGAGATTTTTTCCGTTTCTAATCATAGCATCATAAATGCTGCCGTCAAGGATATAAGTATCACAATAATCATTTTCATTTCTTACGCTTCTACCACACGCTTGAACAAGTGTCTTGAACATCGCATTTGAATACCAATTCTTATCAATTTTCATTAGTTTTTCAACCCGAACATCTTTAACAGGGGGCCATGGTGCTTTCAATATAATTTGAAATCTCGATAAATCATCTTTTAAATCGACACCATACGTCATGGATGGTGAAACCAAAACAGTGGGGTGATCACTATTTTCATGCATTTCCAAAAGTTGTTCATTATTAACACCTGCTTCCCTGACGAGTAATCGATTAGATTTTATATTATCTCGGATATAATCAGTCAAATATTGAGTATGAGTATGGATAATACCTTTTTCATTTGGATGATTGTCGAGAATACCACGAATCTGTTTCATCAATTTAGGCAACATATCCTTAAGATTTTTATTATTCAATTTCTGTTCAGCCATGATATAAATCGGCGATTTCTCAGGATTAAAATCAGATGGTATATGAATATATTCATAATCAGTAATACCTAAAGATTTACAATAAGCTGGAACATCGATAATAGTAGCAGAAAGTATAACAACCTTTTCAGCATGTCGGAACAAATGCTTGGACAAAACATCGACTTTGAGCGGAATGAAACGAATTTTCGAATCCAATCTTTCTATAATATATTCACTTTCGTAAAATGTTTCATGTAAAAGACCTAAAGAATTTTGAAGGTTTGACAGTTTAGTATACTCACCTTTTTTCTTATTAAACGTGATAATGTCTTTTTTGTGATCATTTTCAGAAAACCATGACTTATAACTTTCCACGGATTTATTAACATTGACTATCAGTCCTTCGATCCATGAAAGAATTTTAATTTTGTTGGTGATATCGTTTGGTAATGAAGATACTAAAGTCTGCGTCTTCATAAGAAATGTAATATCGATTTCTGAGGTAAATTGAGATACCAATTGTTCTTCCAATTCAGATCCCTCGTCGCAAACCATTATTTCTCTCCTTTTCAAATGAGACGGTAATGAAAAGAACATGCTGTAATTCAGTGTTGAGAATTTGGAAGTCAGCATTCTATTACGTTCATTGTAATATGGACAACGGTTAACTGCCCAACATTCGTCGCGTTGTCGTTGACTATGAATGCAAGGTGCGACATCAACAGATAATGTGTCATCGATACCACATTGATAATTACCCTTACCTTTCAATAAGCCACTATCATTGAATGTGTTTTGATATTGGTCTTGGAGAGACTTGGTAATCGTGAGGGCATAACACCCAAACGATTTAAAATTGGACATCAATTGTTCACCATTTTCACCGAATATGGTGTATCTGTTTACATAAGATACAAAATCTTCAGGAATTTCTTTGGATGCATTACCAAGAGTTTTGGCAATATGTGTTTTTCCAGCACCTGTATCAGCGTGAACGATTACAAATTTTTTGCCATTATTGAATGCTTTTTCAATTTCATTCAATGCATATGATTGTTTTTCTCGTGGTTGGTATCCCTCTGGAAATTTGAATATTAGATTGTTCATAGTTCTGCGTTGCGACTATATCATGTCGCTAAAGAGCAGCATACTACAATATTTCAAGATGTCAACACAAATAAATAATTGTTGAAGAATTTTGAAGAATCGCTTTTTTTCATAGTCATCATTTTCCAATAAGATTCCTCAGTTCTTGGGCAAAATGCGCTTAATGAATAATCAAAAATATAACCATCGTTTGTGTATTTCACATTATATGGATACGAAATCTCCCATTCTTTCATTTCACCATCCATTTCTATTTTGAATTTAATGAAATTTTGTTTCACGTTAAACATATGTATTTTTCCTTGTTTTATCGTTTTGTCATTTAAGACAAAAGATATTTCACGAAAAATCATATTTTTTAAATATTTTTCTACCCTATCCATGTGTCAAGTACGTTATCAAGATCCATATACCTCATTTTTTCTTGAGGGCTGAGTGTTAGTATTGATTCGTTAAAATACTCCCAAAATCTATCATCGGCGGGTATTTTTTGCATCAAATAACATTCATCCATATTTACATTACGATAATCTTGCATCATGATGTCCCAAGTGACTAACAAATTATGTTTTCGATCATCAATTTTCTTAGGCACAAAAGAACCACGGTAGTTCAATACCCTTAATCCGTTTTCAGACCGAAGAATCTCTGGACTATTGGTACAGAGCATCTGCCGTAATAGTGGTCTATTCGGAGCGCGTTCTGGTCGTCTACGAACTATCAATATATCACATACGTTTCTATTGAGCATCCGTAGGAGACCCAATCTAGTTATCTTTTGAAGCATTTATTTCACAAACGCCAAACATGCGCTGCTCATTCAAGAACAAACCGTTCTTAATTCTACCATGATCTTTTACGTGTAGATTGGTAATAGGAATTCCCATATTATTAGGGAACACCACAATGTCACCAATTTCAGTATATCGAACATTTGGACCTTTTAGGATGACTTTACCCTTGCGCCATGCGTTATGGATTTGAGACACTGGCACTGCGATACCACCCCTTAAAATATAATCACCACCTTCTTCACCAGTGTGAAGGTCGCAATATTCAACCAATACGGCATCATCATATAATTTAGACAATACATAATCATCCAAACCAAAGTCACTCGGAAGTGAGCCATCACTGAGATCAATATGTGATTTTTGAGGAGCTAATACATCAATAGATATAGACATGATAATATTTATTGATGTATTTTAAATGTCAACAGTTATTTTTTTCTTTTTAGAAATATATTTGATTTTTTTCTTCTTTAATTTGGGAATTATATTTCTATAGAATAAAAATTTATCATCGTCATTATCAAATATTTGGGTATACTTATTCAAAGTGTTATTGGCATAATGTAATAGCTCAGGACTGTAGAAGCTCAAATAACGAGTTGTCATATAAGGTGAAAATTCATCCAATAGTTCATTAGTGATTTCTCCTTTATCTTCGTATAATAAATTGTTGATAGTATTAAACATAAAAAATATTCATATCATTACGATATATATCTTGATAATATCGATGTGGTAAATCAGCAAACCATACTGATGGGAAGTAACATTCTTTTTTACCTATCAAAGATGCCCACCATGAGAATGTAGAATTGCTGCCAATAATAATATCACACATACTCATACGTGTCAACTCTTCAATATCTGTATTCAAAGAAATTATTTCGAAATTATATTCTGAAAATTCTTGTCTCACTGCTTGTTTACTATCAGTGAATACTTTAATAACAAAATCTTTATATTTTTCAAAAAAATGTCTAAAGTAGGCAGTATTACAGACATGTAATCTTTCGGCAAATTTCATATAATCACCTCGTCTAATATGTATACCAACTTCTATTTTGCCAAAATTTTTATTATCAACTGGAACATTTGGTAAACATAATTGCGATATAAAATCATCTTTATATTCTTCAAAATACTTCATTGTTTGGAAGTATCCATTCAAATTGATATTACTATCAAATTCGGGGATTTCATCATATCCAAATCTTTTTTCGCGATAAATTGGTGTATCATAGGATGCCAAGCCATATTTAAAATTTTTGAATATTCCATCCATATATGTTAATGGATGGTTTCCTTGTAATGCATGCCATCTCGAAACATTTAATATCAAATCCTTATCATATTTTTTGGAATATGCATATCCAACCGCAGATTGAAAGATTTGATTGGCAACACCACCCATCAAATCAATATAACATTTTGTATTTTTAATATTATTCATCACTCAAATGTTGTTACAATTGTCATGTCTGGTCTATATATATCCGAAAAGTCTCGCCCGATTAACCAAACATCAGGGACAATAATTTCTTTCTTTTTTGTACCTAGTAAACTCGCCCACCACGAAAATGATGAGTTACTACAAATAATTTTATCGTATTGCGATATTAGCGCAAGATCTTCTAATTCTGTATTGCCAGTTATAATGTTTAACTCACGATGTTGGAATTCATCTCGAACATAATCAGGTGAGTCCGTAAACACGTCAACATATTTTGACTTAAAACGCTTGAATTGTTTTTCGAAATATGTTGTATCGCAAACATAATGTATGTCAGCATATTTTAAATAATCACCTCTTCTAATATGAAAAGCGACTTTATCCATAACTGGTGATATTTTTGGAAGTTCTAATAAATTTATAAATTCATCTTTACAATCTTCAAAATATTTTAATGATTGAAAATAACCAGACAATACGACATCACCATCAACATACGGCAATTCATCATAATCCTCTCGTTTTTCGGCAATAAGAGTCGGGGTGGATTGAATTCCACCAAATTCGAAATTTTTAAAAATTGTGGATTTATACATCGAGGGAGGATTTCCCTGCGCAGCGCTCCAGTCTAGATCGTTAATAATTAAATTTTTACCATATCGTTTAGCATATGCGTATCCAGCAGCGATCATAAAAATTTGATTACCTAAACCACCTGCAATATTCACATAACAATTATGCATATTCAAAATTTCTTTCAATGTTTTTATAATAATTTATCCACGATATCATTCATGTTATTTTTTGTTTGAAATCCCATATTTTTTATTTTTGATGTATCTAAATACATGGATTCGACTTGAACTATTTTATGGAAATCTGTTGGTTCCATATTTCCTATTTCACTGGAAGAATCGAGTGCTTTGTATGCGTAATCTATAATATTTCTGAATAAAACTGGTTTTCCACTTGATAAATTATAGGTTTCCCCATTCTCCCCTTTATCCATTAAAAATTCAATGCCTGATACGACATCATCTATATGAATATAATCTCTGTAAAAATTGCCATTATTATAGAGATTGATGGGACGATTTTCTTTCATCTCATTTATCAAATATTGTAGAGCATTTTTCTTTTTTGAAATTTTAGAATCAGAATTACCGACCACATTACCCAATCTAATTATTTTATAATTAATACCGAAAGTTTTGCAATAAGAATGAATTAATAATTCTGCTGCATATTTTGTTATCGAATAGAATCCTCTTGGGTTACAAATTGAATCTTCTTTGGCTGGTAAAGTTGTATCACCATATACGAACCAAGAACTTATAAAAGTAAATTCGATATTTTTTATTTTTTTACATTCATCCAACACGTTCATCAAATGAATAAGATTCGTGTTTATATCTATTTTAGAATCTGTCAATACATTATAATTATCAACAGTGCTTATTAGATATAGAACTTTTTCACTTAGAGGAGTAAAAGAATTTCTATCTATAATTATAACATCGGACTCTTTTTTATTACAAAAAGCCTGACCCACAAAACCGCTACCACCAAATACAGATATCATTGGAATTTTGAAATTACGTCTTCAATATAATCAAACACTGGCTGCGTGTAATGCGGTGCAGCCCCGACAAAAAATACAGAATTCAACACTTTATTAGCTTCTGGGTATTTTCTAAAATCGTCCAAGTCTTTATATCCAGGATGTAATAGAATATTTCCAGCAAAATAATTTCTTGTTTGAATTTTGTTATCTTCCAAATATTTCACGAGTCTATGTTTAAGACCGATATCTTCACAAATAAAAGGTGTTCCAAACCAACAAGGATCAGCTTTTTCCAAAACTTTTGGACTTCTAATATTAGCAATATGTTTGTTGAATATTTCCGATATTTTATGATTGGAAATTCTTCTGTTGGATTCAATTTCATCTAATTTTTCAAGCTGAACTAGCCCAATAGCACCTTGCAAATCCAAAGGTTTTAAATTATACCCCATTTCAGAAAAAACATATTTATGATCTATAACACCATCAAAATTTTCCAACCAATTATCAAATCTATTACCACATGTTCCACATGGGAGTAGATTTGCCGCACCAACACAATAACAATCCCTACCCCACCAACTCAAACTAACAAACAATTTTTTAAGTTCGATGTCATTTGAACATACCATACCACCTTCTCCTGTTGAGATGTGGTGAGCAGGATAAAAAGAATTAGAATACGCTACATAGTATTCATTGAGATATTTCCCATTCCACTTACTTCCTAAACTATCACAATTATCCCCCACTAAAAGAATGCCATGTTTTTCACTGATGGCAATCAATTTATCCATGTCTGGGGGATTTCCTAAAACAGGGGAAATAAAAATAGCTTTTGTTTTATTTGTTATTTTGGATTCGATTTGATCAATATCAAAATTTAAAGTATCCCATTCGATATCGACAAATACAGGAGTTAATTTATTTTGATGGATGACTGAAACAGTAGTAGCAAAACCAACAGGTGACACAATTATCTCATCACCATCTTGCCAATTAAATCGTCGTTTCAATGCTGCAATTAAAATAAGATTCGCGGAACTTCCAGAATTTACCATGTGTCCATATTTGGTATTAAATCTTTTAGAAAATTGACTTTCAAATTTATGAACTTTTTCTCCAGCAGTGATCCATTTACCATTTAAAAATGAATCTAATGCTGCTTCGGTCTCTCGATTATCCCAGTATGGACCAGAATAATAAATTGGTGTTTTACCAGCTTTAAATTCATTTGCGTTGTAGATATACGGAGAAACGTGATTACCTACTAATGTTTTAATATCTTCTTTTAAAATCATATGATTACATTATATTACATCAATTTAATAAGTCAAACTAGTTTTTCGTATTGTGATATAAAATTTGACATGTTTTCAGTATATGGCTGTTTTAATTTAAAATCTTCTATCATCTCATTTCTATTCCATTTATGATGACCACCATTACCATTTAATATATCATTTTGTGACATTTTAGAAAAAATTTGAAGTTTTCTTTTAAAGAATTCTTCAACCATTGGTGAATACCAATACTTTAATATTATAAAATCTTTATTTATTTGATTTTCATTAAAGTGCCAATGTCTCCCTGGCGTGTAAGTAACATTATAATTATGAAAGGATCTAACCCCACTGTAATTTTGAGATATACTCCCATGATATCTTTGTTCAAATATAGGTTTTTGATATGTTAAATTATTATTATATTCATTTTCTATAGTATCTATCATGGTATAACATTTTATCAGTAATTGAGAGGCATCATTATTAAGAGTATTAAAATTACCAAGTATAAATTCTGTTGTGTTTAAACATATTTTCCAACCATCTATACCCCTCTCAATGTCCATAACTTCACGATCCACCATAACGGCATCGAAATCTTTATTTATAGAAGGTCTAATTTCCCATGTTGGACATATATCTTTTATAATATCTAATGATTTGTCTGTAGAATTATAATCAATCATTATACCATGATCGAAATATTTTTTATGATGATTTAGCCACCAAGGTAATAAAAATTCTTCGTTATAAAAATGTGAGATTATAGTCTTTTTAATCATTATTAATTAATTGTATAGTTGGAAAATATTTAATAAATAAATCATTAGAATTATTTCTTTGATTATTGATTTTAGTTTTAATTTCTTTAAAGAAGTTCCATGATAATGGAATAAATAAAATTTTCTCATCATTAGATATTGATGAAATGTAAGAAGGAGATGTTATTTTTATATTTTTACCCGGAGTATACAAGTTATGTTTCAATGGATTATCGTCTACTATGACATCTAATTCTATATCTCCAAAATTTAATAAAGTATTACCTTTCGCAGCAGCACCGTAACCTACAATATGATAACCTTCTTTTTTATATTTTATAATTATATCTCTTAAATCTAATACTATCTTATGTGCATTATAAGCATATTGTATATATGTGAATACAGAATTTAATTTAGAATTTTCAAATTCTGACATTAAATTAGAAATATTTGATAATTTAGTATTTTTATTTTTATTTTTAGAAATTATAAATACAAAACTATTACCGTGGATGTCAGTTTTGATTACATCATGTAATATCAATCCACTTCTTTCTATTAAAATTTTCATAGAATTTATATTAAAAAATGAAATATGTTCATGATATATAGTGTCGAATTCGTTATTGACTACCATATCAGACTGAGATGTTTGAATAAAGATATAACCGTCATTATTCAATATTTTTTTACAAGATTTTAAAAATTTAAGAGGATATGAATTATGAGCAAATACATTTTGCGCTAAAATTAAATCCATTTTTTCACCATTTAACTTTTTTATCGAATTATCATTAAAATAATCTACAATTATATTATGACCATTTTTTATAGAAATATCTGATAAATTGATGGCTGGATCTATACCATAAGTAGAAAGACCCATCTTTTTAAATTCATTTAATTGAGATCCATCATTACAAGCAATATCTAGAATATTACGGGCTTTTGGAAAATAAGTCAAAGTGAAATTTGCAAACCATTCGAAATAATCTCTCAGGGTTTTCGTAGTTCCACTAACGTATAAATAATTTTTAAACATTAAGTCTGGGTTGATAATATGACTCAATTGTAAATGCCAACAATTTGGACATAAATTTAACTTCAGAGGATATTTATTCAAACTCTTATTATTATCATGATAAGAGTTTGCTAAAGGTTGATCTATTAAATCTAATATAATTCTAAGATTTGTGGAATCACAGCATAAACATTTTTTTAAATCTTTAAATTCTTTCATAAATAAATGGGGTATTTCTTTTGGTCTCTATGTATATATTACTAGATAAAGATTTTACAATAGACTCTACTGTTTCTTTAAAATTAAAATTGAAATTATTTACGAATTTTTCACAGTTTATTTTAAAATCATAACAGACTGTTTTTATTTTTGGATTATTTTCTAACATATATGTAGAATGGTCATATTCATTAACTGGAACATTTAAGATTTTTCCAACATTTAATGCTATTTCTTCAGCAGTTAAATTGAAAGACGCTAAATTATAAATACCACGTTTATCTTCTTCGCATTCTACTATAGTTAAAATAGCATCGCATAAATCTTCAATTCCTAAAATAGGTCGCATTATAGATTTAGAATATAATTTTATTTCATTATCATGAATTGCACTAGTATACATAGCATTTATCATAATATCAGTTCTTAAAACTGGTGAATATCCATTAACAGTACCAAATCTCAGTCCATAATATTCAACATCAGTTCTTTGAATATATAAATCTGATATATATTTTGTTATATCATAGTTATTATGTGGATAAAAAATATTATATTCTTCGTCAGCAATTTCTGTGCAAGTTCCGTACACACTTGATGAACTGGCATATATAAATTTTATATTTGTATCTTTTAATTTTTCTACTAACTCTATAAAATTAATCACATTATTATTATATGAATTTATAATATCATTTTCGCACATTTTCACACTGGAGTGAGCAGCTAATAAAATTACTGTTTGAAATTTTTCTAAAAAATCTTTAGTTAAATTTTTATAATCCATTTTTATGGTGTGATCGTCTGGATTTGAAAACAAACATAAATCTATACCTACCACACTGTGATTATTTTCTAATATTTTTTTCTGTAGATATGATCCTATATATCCTCTATTTCCTATCAATAATATTTTATTCATAATTAATTAATTTTAGTCGAATACTTTGGATTGAAAATATAACACTCCAATCTTTCAATAATCCACGGCGCAATTTCTTCTTCTAATAAAAATTCGACAATTTTTTTATAAAATTCTTTACTTCTAATTTTAGCATGCTCTTTTGTTATCGCAAAATGTCCACCAGGAATGAATTCGTAACGATCTGGAGAGGTTGATTCGAAAAATAAATTCCAATATTTATCAATATCAATTAATGGATTTGAATCTTGTGGCATACCATCACTATCGCAATATAATATATTGCCATCTCCATGATGAGTGGATGGATACAATTTCCACATAATACCACCATTTGAAGAGGGTACTTGGATAGTATTCCAATGATACCCATAATAACCTCCTATTTTCAATTGTTCATTTTGTGTGGTGGGAGTATCATTCACGATTTCGATTATATTTTCCCAATGATCAAAAGGATAATCCTGTGCGAAATATGTTATGTCAGAAAGATTATCATAATTTCGAAAAATATGATTGAAGAATGTGTGAACACATCTTCCTTTATTATTCTCGATATAAATTTCATTTATATCATTATTTTTGTTTCCTTTTCGATATATAGTTTTTTTCACATTCGAATTTAATCTATTCAACCAATTCAAATCTTTATCATATGCAGCTATTACTACTTCTTTTCCCATATACAATCAATATTTAATATAAGAATCAATCAAAAATTCCTTTCTTTCCGTGAAAAGCAAATGGGACTATTCCCTGAATTTCTGGTATGGCACATTCATGTGAAAAATATTTTGCAATGTCAATATCTGCAAATTTCATACCATGATCTTTATAAATATGGCGATAGTTGACACATATAAAACCGTCTTCATTAGTAAATCCATGGAAAGGTTTCCACTCCAAGTCTAATTCCGAAGCTAAATCTGTTAATTTTTTACTCCTCAAAGATACACTATTACCCACACGTATCAATTCACCATTTATATCTCTATATGAGAAGTCATCATTTGGCATGGGCCATGGTGCGCCAATATAATCATATTGTAAAAATTCATCTCTCCACATTTCAGGATTGATTATAAAACCATCATCATGAATCAAAATTAAAAATTCTGTATTTACATGTTTTCCTAACTTGTAAATTATAGCATAATTCCATTCATCAATATTCGAAATTTTTTCTGTGTATTCATGAATTATTCCCTCTGGTAAATTTTCTATCGCGACATCGGAAACAATTTTAACTGCTCCAAAATTTATGCCTCGCATGCTATATTGTAAAGCTTTTATAGTCTGTGGAATTTTCACAGATGTCATGGCAATTAATGTTACATTTGGAAGTTCGATCATATTTTTATTGTTTAATCATATGCTGATATTTTTCAATATTATCCAATAGATATTTTGGATAAGATTCATTTACTGGAACTAACTGAAGATTACTTCTCGAAAATGGGTCTATATTATTTTCAACATTAAAATCTATTTTATCAAGAATGTCGGAATTGTTAAGTTCTTGGTGTGAATAAGCTTTTATTTTATTTTTAACTTGTTCTCGACCGCCCATAAAACTGAAATGCCATCCACCATTTGATACTTCACAATTTTGTTGTGCTCGTAATTCATTAAATGAATAATGTTTAATATTTTTAAATCTACTGATGCGAGATCCTTTCCAATTATATTCTTTCAATAAATTTATATAATAATAATATGTAGTCTGTTGAAGGGTGAAAAATGGTTCAGTATCGATAAATTTGTCGATCTTCAATAAAATTTCAGGATTTGGTATTTCATCACAATCAGATAAAATAACAATGTCATCATCCGAACAATTCACCAATCCTCTTCTTACAGATTCTTTTTGGAAGAAGTCTCGCCCATAATGTGGATGTATTTCAGGAATAAATAATTTAGTATCTTTTATAAATTGATAAATATCTTTCAAACATTCTTCATCAAATGATTTTGCCTCATGAATTATTGGAAGATTAGTAAAATCTTGTGGTATATCATCAATTTTAATATGGATTATTTTATGGAGAAATTTAGAAAATCTTTCTTTATTTTCTTCGAAAATATATGATTTTTGTAACCCACTATGAGTTATATCTGCTTCACATAAAACAAAATAATCAACATATTCATCTAGTATATTGAAGCGAAGTTCCAATAAATCTAATTCATTAAAAAATATAAAACAGTCGTAGATTTTTCTCATAATATATTATGTTTTTTATAAAATTGTTGAGCTTCTTCTTTACACTCATCATAACTAAACATATTTCCATCACGATCAATATAATGAAAAAATCTAGAATATACATCTCCTGTCGCCCAATATCCGTTACTTACATTGTGTCTAGCCCAATATTTTGGAGCTATGATCTCTTTACATTTTGTATTCAACCACGCTGCCCACCATCCAAAAGATGAATTGGATATAATCAACCACTTAGCTTGATTTACCACATAAAAATCAAATCCAACATCAACATGAACAGTTGGGATATCAAATGGCATGAATGTTTTACTGAGATTTATATCATCAGTAATAACCAAAAATTTCATATTTGAATTATTTTTCAACATATGATTTATCGAATCTCTCCAGTATTCTCTCCTCAATAAAACATTATATAGTCCTGTATATTCACCCCCTCTAAAATTAATCACACATAAATCATCATCCAAAGAAATACCCATTTCTAATAATTGATCATCATATTTTTTCTTATAATCATCATTAATTGTAAACCATTTTAATACATCAGACCTTCTATCTATAATATAATCTTCTGATTGAAACAATCCACCATATGCACCATTATGTCCTAGCATAATAGTATTATCTTCAATATCGTAAAGACGTTTATCCAAAACCGTTACATTCACAGAATCTACATGATGAATAGTTATCCATCTTTCATGAAATTCTTTACATATTCCTTCAACTGGTTTTCCAAAATCCACATTCATGAATTTCATCTGATTATCCCCATTGAAATAATCATGAGTGGGGGAAGAATTAATACCCCACTCATAACCTTTATGTTCTGCGATAGTTCTACATACAGCATATTGCCACATGTGATTTCCTAAATTTCCTGTCAAATTTGTTGTAATCATTTATTATATTTTGATTTAATATAAAGGTGTTCATTGTCAATCATACAACTGGTAGTAGATTGAGTCGTTTGACCATCCCAAGTCCTCACTGCTCCCAAAGGAATGTCGCTTCCTAGAATAGTCGGCTGCCCATATTTTTCAACCATTCTATGATAGAATTCTGTATCCATCATATATGAAAGTTTCTCATCGAAAAAATTATCATCATTAATAAAATATATCACACTTGGTGGTCCCAATGAGTTAATCCCGTCAATAAAATCACTATTGGTATATGGAGTTCTTTGATTATAATATGTATTTGTATCACCATTTAAATGTGTGTATTCATAGGCATACCAAGGATCAACTAAATTATTTAAAATGTGTTCCAATGATTTTGCACAATAAAAAAGATCATCTTGAAACAATGGTTTGATATATTTTCCAGAGCTATGTTTGATGCAGTTATTTAAATTTGCTGACATTGATCCACGCCCGTATGAATTTTTCAAAAATTTAATATTAAGATCTTTAAAATTATTACAACATTTCTCAATTTCATCATCAAGAGAATGGTCGGATATTACGATTTCAACATTAGATAAATCACATTCCTGTGCTCTTATGATTGATAACGATTCGCTTAAATATTTCGCTCCGACCCCACTCATTTCATAGCAAGGAATACATAATGATATTTCTGGTTTATTTATCATATTTTTTTAATTATATTTTATGTCACTTCAACCAAGTATAGTCACATTCAGATTCGTCAATATCACTGTAATCTTCTTTTTGCCAAGTGATAGATTTATCACCATTCTTAATCACATAAGATGGTAAAAGTCTATGTAATTGGGCATAGTATATATCAATAGGGTATTGGGGTTCTCTGATAAATTCTAATATTGTGGGTATAATTTCTGTTCTCAACCCATAAGCGTGGGTAGCCAAAGAGCTTACCATTCGATAAATGTTATCGTTGATTTTTGACAACCCGTTCAGGTGATTACCACCCAAATATAAAAATTTCCAATCATTTGGCACGTCATCAACATTATCGGCAAAAAATTTATCCAATCCGTTTTCAAATACGACATCATCTTCAAGAATTAAAATTTTATCATATTTGTTGTTGATAGCATCAATCATTATAGCACGGTGGCTTGACATGCAAGCCAATTGACCGCTGGTGATTGCGCCATTGCCACTGATATCATTTTTATCAATAGCAGTGAATCGCTGCACATTTAATCCTTCTCTAGCAAACAGATCAGCACAATGCTTCCATCTGTCAGGTCGTCGATCTAAATTTATACAATAAATTTTATCAAAATATTCATTCAATCTTCCCATAAATTAGTAGTATCCCTATCGTATTGTTCTTTTATTTGTAAACCATATTTATATAGTGCATGATTATTATGCGTCCCTCCAACATCAATATTAGTATCAACATCATTAGGATTATACTTCTGTACTCTCCATGACATACCTTCGTAATGTTTGAAATATTTATTTTCAGCATTGAAATTTGCAATCGATAAATTTGCATTCAAAACATCTTCAAACATTGTAGAACCAACATCATAAATTCGATCACTATTTCGACTATTCACGGTTCTTTCAGCATCAAAAAATTTTATGTTGTTATCAACAAGATGTCGTCTATTGATAAAACAAAACCAAGGATCGACTCTTGGATACAACGCTTTACCCCCTCGATCACCGCTTATATTTCCCAGCAAAGTGAAATCGCCTTCTTTAAATTTTTGATATATTGGTGCAATGTCTTTGTAGAAGATCACATCCGAATCAATTAACAAAATGTGGTCATTTTTAATCGAATTCAATGCGTGATTAACAGCTTCGCCATGCGAATAATTTGGTAGATCTTCTATCACAACATCCAATGGTAAATGATGACACAATCGATTACTTGTTGGTGATGTGTCCATCACATAATAACGATCAATAAGACATGTTGAGCTTCTATTTAAAGACCTCAACATATTCTTAGTAATTATGGGAGTATCATAATTACATGTTAATATTGATAATCCGCTCATACTACATCGACTTTGGGTCGCAATTTCTTCAAAGATTGTATTACAGTATTATAATCTGATTGTGGTATTTGTAGTGGCAACATACCGTGCTTTGCAAGAAATACAGTGTCTGCCCTATTAACAATTTCATTATGTTTTGGGGACGATGAAATTGTGGATTGGTATATACTCCATTCTTCATCACCTAGATATTCCCAAGAATTTGCAATATCTGCAAAATTCCAAAAAGGAGGGTGCATATCAGACTTGATTATACGATACGTATGTTCAACATGTTCACACGCATTATAGAAATCTTCATCCAAAAGACCAACCATTTCTAGACACTTTTTAGAATAATAAGAAAAAGCACCTACACAATGTTGATACAAACTAATACCAACATCATCGTATTGGATGGTTATTTTTGGGTTAGCTTCTCTAGTATGGGGATTTTTGTTCATTACTCCGTGTTGAGAATAATTAAAATGTTGAATACCACTCTTTTTAGATGCTTTGATATAAGCGTCAAAAACATTTTTATCTTTGATGTAAATGTCATCTTCAATCAAAAAGATATGCTCGCAGCCTGAATCCAAAAGATGTTTGAGAGCAATATTTTTAGAAACACCGACACCAACATTACGTTCATTTTTAATAACGTATGTATTCCAACCATCTACATCAACATCGTCACCATCATTAATGACGACTAATTTAGACCAATCACAATCGCCAACACTATTTAGCAATTTTTTTAATTGCTTTGGTCTATTGTAAGTGACAATACCTATTCCAATTTTACCCTCTTTCATTTTTAATATTTTAAATTTTTAATATCGTTAGTAACTTTTTTAAATTGATTATCTTTATCGTTCCATTGCCCTTGTTCTTTAAGCATTTGCTCCATAAGTTCCAAGTTTTTGGGATCTAGAACACTACTTTCAGTTTCAATTAAATTGCCGTTTCTGTCGATGAATTCTCCGATCCAAGCAATTCTATCATCAATCGATGGAATATTTTCAATCGGGATAATAGCAGGGCAATTATCAGCAATAAAAAATGGAGTATTTTCCAAATGATTGGAATATTGCTCATATAGACCAGCAAAAATATCATCGATTTCTCGGATATAATTCAAATTAGTATCACGCAATCCATCATCTATAATTTTAATAGTTGGATCATATTTGATCCAAAATATGATGTCCAAATGTTTTAAAGAACGACGAACAACATCTACAGTGACCCCCAAAATATCTTCACTGATCAAATCTTTTTCAGCGGCATGTAATGTATATGCCATATTATCCAATGGGCAACGATCATAGACGACATATTTTTCATCTTTATTAGCGTCCATTACTTGAGTCATCCAATCCAAAATGGTAAGCTGTGTTTCAGCGTTTGTTTTGGATGAATGTTGTAATCCTTTTTCCTTGAGAATATCACGATAAGTGATCTGAGGCGTTTTATACATCGACCACTTACGTAAAAAGGATTTTATCAATGTTGATTTTCCAGTACAACTCGCCCCACTAAAACTTATTTTCATATTAATATTAACTTACCATCTTTTATCAAATTGTCAATATCATCTTGATTTAATTTATCATAATCATATTCTGAAAATACTTTAAACTGATATCCTCTTTTATTACACCAAATTTTAGCAGATTCCCATTTAGCGATATTTTGCACATTCGAGTGTAGAGATTTTGGTTTAATTTCAAAAAAAATATTATCGGATATGAAATCGCAGAAATAATTTCTCTGCCTACCTTCATACATATAAGGTATCGCATATTTTCTAATCTCGCCATTTTCAAATTTTATATTATTGGGTTCAAGATATTTTATGATAAATGATACCTCCATCAAGGATCTAAAAAAAATACCATTATAATAACCTTTGGTTCCTTTACCTGATAATTTGTGCGCTGGCTTACCCCATTGGGGGTTATCATTTCCGAATTTAGGTTTGAAATGACACTTGTTTCTATGATTTTCACGCATTTTATCAGCTTTTTCTTTTCCGTATCTCTCATCCCATTTTAAATTAATTCGTTCTTGTAGTCTTTCATGTGATTTATTTTTAATAGCATTTTCTCTGTGTTTATTTTTGATAATGTTAGCTTTTTCTTCACCATACTTTTCATCGAGAGACATCCCTTTACTTTTCTTATTTCTTGTTGACATTATGTAAGAGCTGGCACATTTATGACATAGGTAATTTGGATGTGGTGATTTAAGCCTGTTTGTTACATGACCGCTATAGTTGGTTTCTTTTATATTTTCACATTCAGAACATTTTACTAAAATATTTTGTTTTTGTTTAATTTTACCCTTTCCTTTATATTTTGAATTAACCAACAATTTCGATATTATTTCTGATCCATTATAGTCATATGCCATGTAATTATTTAATTAAGCGGAACTTTATATACAGTATTAAAAATAAAAACCCACTTGATTTTTTAAAAAATCAAGTGGGTTTGTTGTCAAAAATCAAGCAATAATTACTGCAAATTCTTAAATTTCTTAACGATAAATTTTAAAATTTCAGATCTTACGATATCACTTTCATCAAATTCGAACGTTACTATACCATTATCGATAGATTCTTGATCATCAAAAACGTTATATACACCTTCAAAACCACTGAATTTAATATCTGGTTGCATGCGGTCTCCTGCCAATATCAATTTACTATTTTCACCGATTCGACTCATTACCGTTAGAATTTCTTTAGTTTCCATTTGTTGAGTTTCATCAACTAATACAAACATATTATCCCACGTGTGACCACGCGCATGGTTGACAGGCATAGTATCTACTATACCAGCTTTTTTAATTTTAGGCAAGTCAGATTCTTCGACGATCTTATTAATCAGTTCGTAAGCTACAGCATTAAAAGGTTGGCTCTTTTCAGCTTCAGAACCTGGTAAATACCCCATCGATCTAGAAGCACTTTCGACCATTGCTCTGACATAGAGTAATTTATCATACAGTTTATCTTTAATCATGCTTAATCCACAATATACAGATGTCCATGATTTACCAGTTCCTGCTGGTCCTTGTATGATGACCACTTTAACATTGGGGTCTTTTATAATAGAGACCAACTTTTGTTGTTTATCGGTTAATTTGAAACCTCTTTTTTTGAATTTAAAATCTAGCTTGTTATAATTATTAATTATAGCTTCTTCAATCTCAGGGATTCTGGCTTCCTTACGCTTTTCTTTCGAAATTTTTTTAATCGCCATGTTAATATTACTTAGTCTAAAATTAACATTTTGTAATCGTATTGGTAATAATTAAGCACCCCACGGTGTTCCATCAAGCCATGGATGACCTTTTAAATTTTCTAAACTTGGTTTGTATTTATCAACCACAATTTGTTCAGGGGGTGTAATTACTGCGGCAGTTTCACCAGTTGGTTCTTGGTCTTCGTCTGTAACGAATTTAAAAAATTCGTCTTCGTTTACTAAAATTTCAATTTCCATATCTTGATTTAATAATAAGTTGTTTAATGTCAATTATGGAGTTCGTCTAGCAGCTTTTTTAGCAGCTTTCCTTGCGGTAGGTGTCGGGGTGGGTGTTGGGGTAGCAGTTTTTCTCGCAACTTTTTTAGCAGCTTTTTTAGCAGCTTTCCTCGCAATAGGTGTTGGGGTAGCAATTTTTCTCGCAGTTTTTCTTGCGGTAGGTGTCGGGGTAAGTGTTGGGGTAGGTGTTGCGGTAGGTGGTAGATAAATACCGCTATCATCATCAACATCATACATTCTTCTTCTATCTGGTCTTAAAACAAATTTAATTTGTTGTTCCACATCATCATATTGCACAATTGCTCTTGGCTCATTGAATCTTCTAATAATTATAGGTTGACCATCATCAGTAACCCCTTTTACACCAACATCTAACGCCCAGTGTGTTTTACCGCCGCCGAAATTTCTAATTTTTTTAGGTTTAGAGTTTTCGGTTGGAATGAAACCCATTTCATCGATCCAATCAAGAATAATTTCTTCCGTTGTCTTACCCGCTTGTTTTATTGCACCACTGGCAAGTTTAATATTTTTTCTAATATTACTAACGTTTTGGTAGGTTTGAGGTAAAGCTACTTTGGTTAATTCTATAGCACCTTGTAATGCTTGTTTTCCAACCTTCTTAAATGGATCCCAAAATCCTTCATCAAGTAATTCTTTTTG